ATGAATAAAGCACGATTATTGACATTAGATTCTCAAAAACTACAAGAAAATGCCTTGTTATCTATTAAGCTAGGTATTGAAGATTTTGAATTATCACAAAAAGAGTTAAATAATGGTGGGAACCCAGCCCGAGCACTTTCCGCTGTTAGAAATCTTTTTGCCGGGATGCTTCTTTTATTCAAGTATAAAATCGCTACATCAGTTAATACCCCTGAAGATGCCTATTTATTAATTTTCAATCCACCTAATGTATTACCTAAACCTGATGGAGAAGGCGGGGTTCTGTGGGCTCCAGAAGGGAAATTTAAAACTACAACTATTGATACTACAACCATCGAGCAAAGATTTAAGAGTTTTAATATTGATGTCGACTGGAACACCATCAAACAACTGCAAAATGTACGAAACCATCTGGAACACTTGCATCCTATCAATACCTTGGGCGAAGTTGCGGGATTTGTCGCTAATTTATTCCCAATATTAAGTGATTTTATTAAAAATCAATTAAATAAAGATCCTCTAGAACTTTTAGAAGAGTCTTGGAGCAAGATGCTCAAGCACAATGCTTTTTATGAAACAAAACGTAAAGAGTGTGATCAATCTTGGGAGTTTTCTGGCATTCCTGAAAACATGAAAAACTTGCTGCAAAAATGCAGTTGTGATGAATGTCATTCTGAGCTACTAGCAGTTTCCCAAGAAAGTCTTACTGATAGACTGACTGTAAAAGATAATGAAGAAAATTTTACATATAAATGCATATCATGTGGACATAGCGACCTTATTACACCTTTACTACTTCAAGCCCTTAATGAAGATCATGACTATGATTATTATGATTACGATAATTATAATATAGAAGTTTGCTATCAGTGCAGCCGTAATACGTTTTTAATCGATGAACAACTATGTGTGTGGTGTGGCACAACTTTGGATTACGAAAAATGTAACATTTGTGGTGAATTGCTAAAACAAGATGACCAAGATAATGATGGCTTATGTGGTTATCACTACAGTTTGGTAAACAAAGGAGATTAATGGTAGTAATTCTTTTCAGTTCTAGTGAAATACAGTCAATCACATTGCAGGCCTTGCCCCGCTTGGTCTGCACCTATTTTACTTACACCCTCCTTTGATCCTTTCAAACAATCCTAAAACCTACGTAAAACATACTTTATTATTTAATTTCAACCCGTTAGATATTTCACCGAGATCTATGCAAGATCGAAAAACTAAAAAAAACTGAAATCCTTTTCAATCTTTTCAGTTTGGGCTTTCTCGCAAAAAGCCAGTGGTGGCGCGGGCTGGCGTATTGGTTTGTAGAAAAATAAAACTGAAAAATTTTCTAGATCCAAAACCCGCAGGCGGGTGCGGTGTAGTGCCGTTTTCGTCACTTAGATGTTTCTTTTGTCTGTCTGTCGCTGCGCAAGCGTAACGTGATGAAGAAGATTCTTTTCGTGTGACTCGTCGCTTAGGTTGGGATTTGATGAGCTCAGAATGGCGCACAATGCGGTATATGACAGGCACAAAAAAGCCCGCACGCGGCGGGCTATCTATGAGAGATCGTTTTAACTAATGATGGGCTTATATTTTCCGTTCAGGCTGTCTGCGGCTGCGCCTGTTGCTTGGATGTCAGCGGCGTTTAGAGGTGCGCCAGTGTCTTTATGCGTATGCTTTGCTGTCTGCTGCGCCAACTGCTTAACCACATCCAAAGTATCCAGCATTAACTGCATCACGTTAATGGCCTGACTCCCCACCCAAACCGTGGGTGCAATAATTTCCTGTTTGGCTTTAGCCACGCTCTGACGGATTGCCCCAACCTTTTCAATCAGGCTGTTGCTTACATCCAGATCCAGACCGCCATTTATCTTGGTGGATGCATTGCCGGTAATGCTGGCCACATAATTCCCCTGAGCACCCAGCGCATAATCCCCTGTCGTGACCTGAACAATGGCACCGGCCATCAGCTTGGCCGTACCAATTACCGTGGTTTTATCCGTGGCTTTCACCATCGTTTCTCTGGCCACTACCGTACGTTTCTCATCGTCGGCCGTCACTTCACGCACCATAGAAGATTCACTGATTGTCTGGTCAGTCTGCCGCACCCAATCACCGGCCTGCGTCACACGTTGCGACACTTCCGCACGTTGTTGTTGTAGCTGTTCGCCGGGCTTCACATCCGGCAAACTGTTGCCGGTTGGCATGGTCTGGCGCACAAAGGGTTTATCTGGACGGCCAGCGGTAAAGCCCACCTCAACCAGCGATCCAGCCGGTGGAAACTGAAACATACCTGATTCACTGCCCGCCATGGGCACCGGCAGCGGCACGGCGGAATAAAGCGGCGTATCCTTCGCAGGCTGGCCGTTCTCATCCAAAAGCTGTAAATCCACGGCGTAACGTGGGCGAAATGGATCGGACACATTGCCGCTGCTGACGGGTTCGCTAGGGGCTTCAACCCGCGCAAATTTTGGTAAATGCAGGCCGGATGCCAGTTCAGGATATGCCCCTTCAACCTGACGCTGTAGCGGCGTTTTCTGCAATGGCTGGCCGGTGGCTTTGTTGCGTGGCGTCCATGTGATCGCCATTTCATCATTATGCAGCTTTACCAACGTTAAGCGCTGGCCATTAACTTCTGCGCCTGGTCGAAGACTTTGCACCAGGGGAACCGTCATGCTGTTGCCGCCTGCCGTGCGCAAACTAAACTCAGCGGGTATATTCACCGGCTTACCCGCAAAAATTGCATGCGCCGCACTGCCCACGTAAACATCCCCATCCGGCAGCTGATACCAGACATAATCATTGATGCTAAAGGCTCGCCCCAGATTAGCCAGCAGCTGATAGCCGTTGCCGGAATGCGTGAAATGGGGGATCGGTTTGTCGCTGTAGTCCTCGTTTGGCACCTGCACCGTTAATCCGCTGTGCTCCGTCAACCATTCGGCAATCTGGCGTAGTGTGGGATGCTGAAAAGAGCATGGCCATGCCCGCTCAAATATCCCGACCAACTCACGCACAAACAAGCGCTGATAGCCGTTTTCAGACGGCTGCGAGCGTTCGACATAACCCGTAAACCAACGCAGTACCAGTTCAGGATAGCCCACATCAAGACGCACCATTTTGCCGGTGTAATCGGTATCTGTTTGGGCGGTGATAAAGCCGCGCCCGCAGGCGCTTAATTCCAGCGCTAGCGTGGCATCAACTAAGTGAACCTCGTCACCGGATAAATACAGTCGTTTAATTGGCTTCATGCCTTACCCCAGCGCGTCGTTAACGGGTTTCAATACCTTACTTTCAAACCAGCTTAGTTTTTCACTATCCTCAGCAGATGAACCACCGCCCCCTTTGCCGCCGCCGTTTTGCGTTTGTTTTTGGGCTGCGGTCTTATTACCGGCGCGGGCTTCTTTCTTCTCGGGTACGCTCTGTTTTTCGCGCAGGGTGAAGGTTACAAGCCACGCCATTTTCCCATCCTGCTGCGGGGCATCCACCGTGCCAGTAAACGTCGCTTCACGAAAGCCGATGGTATTAGCTACCAGATGCGCTACACGGTAGGTCTGCTGTTTCCCGGCTGTATCTTTAGCCTGTGCCAGCTCAAAGATGCGTTTCAAAATCTCAGGATTGGCATAGGGCACCACGCCGGAAACACGTAGCTCTTTTGGCTTAATGCCCTGCTCTGCGGTACCTGTGCTGGACGTTTGCCCTGACTGGTCTTTATCTTGGATCTGCATGGTTGGCGTCACGCGCATATCTTTCAGCGGTATCCCTTCACCGTTAAGCGCCAGCATTACAATCGACGTCATGGATCATGCCTCCTAAACTGCCCAAATCATCCGCCACAAACATCATGGCCACGGTATACACCGCAGACGGCTGCGGCACTGCTTTAACCAACTCGGTGGCCACCGTAACCAGATCGCCGCTGCCGGTGAAAACCCACGCCTTTGCGCTCAGTCCTTTTAGTGCGTCCAACCCCTGTTGAATCTGCGCCAATTGGCTCGCATGTTCGGCGGCAAAGCTGGCCAGCTCCGCCTGCATACCTGCCAAACTAGAACCGGCTGACGATTCAACCTGCGCCTGCGCCGTTCGCAGCGCATTCAGCGCGGCGCGATTGGTAGACACTGACAACGGCAGCGCCGTAGGCAAGCTATTACCTGCCTTACCCGGCAGCTGCATTTTGACTTGCTGTAGTTCAGCTGCCGCCTGTGCCATGCGGGAAACCTGCGTAAACGCGGGGGCTGGAAATACCGCCGCTAACGTACTCAGGCTTTTCATAAATCCATCGTGCGTATCACCGCAGATCATGAAAATGGTCACATCAGCACGTCCACCGGTGGCCAACAATTTAGCGGCTAGATATTGCACCGCATTGGTTGGGCTTAGGTACGCACCGGTTTCCGTTTGCTGACCCAGCCCATAAACCCATGGATGGGCGGGAACAATGGAACAATTGAGCGCAGACAACGCATCAGGAAACGCAATTTTTGCCTCACGCCACATCAGGCACCTCTGGCCAATCAATATCTGGTGCATTGCTGGTATCAACTCGGCTGAGCAACACAAGGTAGGTTTTCCACGCTTTGAGCTGAGCTAATTCTGCATCAGTCGCAATTCTTACATCTAATGCGGCCTGTAACGGAGCAATTTTCTGGTTTGCGATCCCCATCAATTCCGCCCGTTTTTCTTCTGCTTGGTCTATAACCTCTTGAGCAGTAATGACACGCGGCACAATTTTTTTGCCGTCAAAAATCCAGTTACCGTCGAGTCGCTCAGGAAAGTTTTTCGGCACATCTCGCTTGCTAATTTCCGCAACAGACAAGTTTTCAGGATATAGCTCCACCGCGTTATAACTTTGCATTCGGATCACACCATCAGCCTGATAGGCAATTTTTAGCTGTGTCGCACTTAAGCTATCGCGTACGTCATACCAATCCTGCCCATCCTCGGATTGCAGGTAAGTAACACCCGGTACAGTGTGTTCAGGGGTATAAAGAGTAAAATTTTTATAAATCATGGATGTTTTTTCCCTTACGCAATATTTTTCCAAGACCCGCCAATATATTTTTGAATACGACGGAAATAGACTCTTGATATATGAAATGAAATCCCTGAACCCGTGCTTTTTGTTGTGCCAACATAGGCAGTAGGGCAAGCACCCCACGGAAGATTCGCCTGTCCGGGATAAGGAATATCTACGTACTCCTCCGCGCCCATTTGAGTATTTTGGATATACCGCGCATCAAAGTTATTGTAATTAGTTGGTATTATCTGGCCTGTAAATCCCAGCGTTGTCGTATTCCAATAGCCGCGAAAAGCACCATTAGCGTACAAATCAACCTGACCATCTTTAGAACTACGCAAGCCAGAATCGCTATCACCGATGTTAATTATCCCTGTTCCTACCCCACCGACTTGAATTTGATTGTTAACAATCAAATTACCATTGAGCGTGCCGCCGCCAATGGGCAGCGCTCCGACATCAATTGCTGTAGGCTTATTGATAGTTCCGTAGCTAATATTCCATCCGTAAACATACCCAGTCTCATTATTCCATGATTGACGATTGGCAACCTGTCCACGGTGCGACATATACAACTGGTTAATTGACGCGCCATTTTTTGTGACGATCATAAAACCGTAACCATACAACGGCGTATTGCCAATTTTGGGAAAGTCTGCGACGGTTTCTCGTTTCGAAATTGATACAATGTATACACCTACCTGATTAGCGGTAGACATTAGCGTGTCATTCCCAATGTTCCCGCGAACCGCTATAGGCCATGCATCCACATCATTTGCCGTTGGCTTATTTGCACTAGTGAATAACTCTGCCCAACCTCGAAAGTTTTTGTCTTCTACTGTTTGGGCAAAGAAGCGATTATTTCGCCCAACAAATTGCAACGCATAGCTATCTTGATGGCGAATATTTATGCCAAAGTGAACCGTTCCGGGAATAGGAGAATTACCTGCACCTTGTACAAATCCAGACGGCACAATAGAAGCGAAATCAACAGGAGTTGTACTGCCCCCTAATCCCCATGCACCATTCGCCATCAATGCATTGGCAGTGCCATCCGTAGCCGATTTTTGAACGTTGGAAGTGGCAGCGGTGCCTAACGCTAAATTCTTGCGCGCCAGCGGTTTATCGCTTAGATCGGACAGATTCTTATTTTTTTCTAGCCGTGTATTGGCGTTGTCATTGGCCTTGCCCGCATTGTTGTCGGCTGTTTGAGCGTGTTCGTCAGCATCAAGCGCCTTATCATAAGCAGCTTTAACCGCTTTCGGCGTAGCGGCTAACGTCTCACTGGTGTTATTGGTCGCGCTGCTAAGCTGAACAATCCCTTTTTGGTTTGTGGTCGCATCCTGCGCGGTGTATTTACCGTTTGCCAAATCATAAGTAGCTTTAACGGCTTTCGGCGTAGCGGCTAACGTCTCACTGGAGCTATTGGTGGCGCTGCTAAGCTGTACAAAGCCCTTAGCATTCACTGTGCCATCGGGGTGATTGCGGGATTGCTCGTGTTTTTTTAACGCATCATTGGCTTGCTGATCAGACAATGCGCCTTTCGGGCGTAAATCCGTGATAACACCGCTTGCATCAATGTTGGCCACCGCAAACACGTAATGCTGCACACCATCTTGCACATAGTTGGCCAGCTTATCCGCCACGGTAATTTTCAACACGGCATCCCAGACACTGGTTAGCGTGCCTTTCCAGCACACATCTGCCCAGACCTTTACCGGCTTTGTTGTTACGGTAATGTTTTGCGTGGCGGGCAGCTGACAACGCAGACCGCCCACGTAGCCGATACCCTGTGTAATGCTGTACTGGCTAGCCGCGCGCGTTACCAAAAAACCATCACCGAAAAATGCCGCTGCGCCATACAAATCGACGTTCTCAAGGCGCTGGCGTTCATCCATTCCCGACAAACGCGCAGTAAAATCAATCTGCCACGTTTCTGCCGGTGTGGTGATCTGCGTTTCCGACGCTGCGCCGTTATATTCCATCAAAAAAGAACGGGTGAGCACGTTGCCTTGTTTGCCCTCGGCGTTCTTGATTTTGCTTTGCAGCGGCGCATGCACAATCATTGCCAGCGTGCCGGTGGCTTTGTTGATAAGCCCCACCCAGTTAAAGGAAAAATCGCCTACCTCGGTACCCATCGTGACGGAATACACCACCGCATTTTCATTCACCAAGCCGGTGGCACTGACCGCCTGACGGTGAACAATGTACTGCGCGGCTGGCAGCTGTTCGGCACGGTCAATCGGGCTATCAATATCCAGATTAGGCACGTTGGCCAAAACAAATTCATCCAGCACCACCGCTTTGCCGTCGATGGCCTGCTGGGCTTTCCACTGTTCAAAAGCCAGTGTGATCGTGGTTTGTGACATATCAGCCCCCTAGCTTCGCGCCATAAGTGGCGCTGTTATTGTTTGTTTTCGTTTGGGATAGGCTGGCGACATAGCAAACATATTCCCCTTCATACCACCCAGCCCGGATAAACAGGCTTTGCGTAGTGATCACTTCAAATCGGTAGCGGCGGCAGGTGCGACCATACTGGCGGATAATTTCCAGCAGTAATTCGGTGTTGTCAGCAATCTGGCTATCGGTCACACGTACCGTGATAACGTCCCAATCAATCCCCGGCTGACGTTCTAGTAATTCCACATAGCCAATGCCCAACCGCTGGAAAATGGCAATAAAGCCCTCAACCGATCCCGCGTCCCGTGCATTCACAAAGGCAAAAGCCACCCGCTTTCGAAAAAGTGCCAGCGGTTCACCGTTAAAGCGGGAAACATCGCGGTCATAGGCCAGCAGGTTTAACATCGGTTCAACGCAGGTCAGCGGATCAAACTGGCGCAACGGCCATTGCACCCACGCCAGCACACCAAGCCAAAACACCCGCGCCCCTGCCAATAATTTGGCCGGTTCGCCTTTATCCATCCAGCTAGGCAGTTTCAGACTGGCCAGCCGCTTTTCAAACTCAGTCATGTTTTAACTCCACGGTGAGCGCGGCCAAACGTGGCACGGCTAAATCACTCACAATATCGGCCAGTGAAAAATGCAACGAATCCACCACCTCAAAGGTTTTATGAACTTCCCGTCCCAGATTGGATAAAGAGAAACGGGAATATGGCCACGTCTTTTTCACCTCGTAATTGCTGTTTTCACGAAACGCACAGCGGATCAGGTTTTCAACGCCGCCCAGCAACGTGGCCTTTTCGTCTTCGGTCATGTTGTCGGGATTGGTCACAAACAACGACACGGCCAAGGTGTGGCGGGTTTCCGGCATAGCCATGCACTGCATATCATCACCGTGCCCATGGTGGCCTTGGGTGTTGATATAGTCGTTTACCGCATCAATAAACGGCTGTGACGTCACACCGCTATCTAACAGCAGGTAGGCATTGGCGGTTCCTGCCCCGCGTGGCGCATCATGTAAAAAGAAAATACGGTCAATGGATAGCCCGGCAACGCCTGCAATCATGCTGCGGTACACCGCATCGGTGTGGTAATTGCCCACCAGATTGAACTGGTTGCGGCAGCGTTCACGTAATTCATCGTCGGATTCTTCATCCGCGCCCGGCGCCAGTAACCAGTCATCCTCATTCACCGCGTGGCTGATACCATCCACCGCCACAGGGAAAATGCGGTAATAGCCCGGTGCCAAGTTGTACGCACCGCCCGCCGCTTGTGCCTTAACAGGGATAAGCGCATTGGGCACACCTGCGGGGATCGTGAAATCTGACACCGTGGCCAACACATACACCACGCCGTTAATGCGCTCGGTTTGGATCTGCGTTCCCGCTTTGACCGTCACCGCCGCTTTGGCATCTTGTTTCACGAAACGGATCACCCCTTCGGCAGCCGTCGCCGGTTTGGCGGTGAGATTGACCGCCCATGCCAGCAGGCGCAGCATTTGGCCGCTGGCGGTGGCCACAAACATATTGGCCAGCACCGTGCCCACTAACACATCCTTAATCCACAGCACCGGCGTGGTGACAATGGCAGTGATAAGACGCCAGAACGGTGACATACGCGAGGTGTTGGTAATCAGTCCCTCAGCCTTAACCACCTTGTTGAACTCGCTGCGAATCTCCGCCTCTGTGGTTGGCATACCGCTGTCTTTAAGCACCTGCTCAAAATCAACATTCGGCTTATTGGTCATAAGTCTGCCCTCGTCGATACCGCGCCAAAATCATAGGTTTCCGCCGTGATCCACAGCCGCTGTTTGGTTTCTTCCTGCACCACCACGCTGCCCGGCACTATGCGTTCATCGCTTTCCACCAATAATTCCAGCTGTGTAAACAGATCAGCGCGTAATGTTGGGCTGCGCTCGGCAACCAGCTGCGTGACCAAACCGCTTTCATAAATAGCGTGAACAATGTCCTGCCCGATGCTGATTTGGTTATTACAGGTATCAGGCTCATTACCGGCATTCAGTGAGAAATCATGATTTAAAATATATAAATCGACGTACTGCAATTCACTCATGCGCCAAGCTCCTGCCATTCCATTAGTTTTTCACTGCTCATCATTTCTTTCGGATAAATATTTACCGTGCCGATTGATTTGCTGTTATCCGTAATTTTTTTATTATTGTTATTAATTTCTTTATTCAGCCCGCCGCGCTCTATTCCTTTAACTTGGTTGCCTGTCGAAATGTTATTTCGGGTAAATTGCGTATTTCTCACATTGTTAATGGTGTTTTGCATAACGGGTGAGGTACTAACATTCCCCGGCACAACAGGAACGGACTGAACAACGTTTGGCACGGGCAGCGGATTAATACCGTGCGGCGTCACAGGCACCGCCTTAACCGTTTCCGGCACGACCGGCGCAGACTTAATCGCACTCGGTATCGCTGGCATAGGTAGAACGTTTTTCTCTGCGGTTTGTGAAGCAGGTAAACCGCTGGGCATTTCAGGCACCGAATCAGTGGCCGTTGAGGCGCTAATATTGACGCCGGGGATGAGGTTTAGCTTTTCAATAATCCAATCATAAGAACTAGAAAAGCTTTGCTTCATTGACGCCCACAGGCCATTAAATAACTCACTGATACCGGAAACCATGCCATCCATGGCATCACTAAGAGAAAACCCCGTAATAGCAGAAACAACGCTATGCCAACCGGCAACGATAGACGCCCACACGTTTTTAAATATGTCGCCCACATAACCCATCACATTGATTAAGGACTGAAATGCGGCGGTATCCATTACAGCGCGTTTAATATCATCCCAATATTTAATCAGGTAATAGCACCCAGCGACTAACAGCGCGATAGCACCAATAATCAGTAATATCGGCCAGCTCATCAGGTTAATCCCGATCCCGGCAGTAATGGCCGCCATGCGCAGCGCCAGCAATACGCCGCGCGTAACACGTAGGATTGCATTCCATGCAAGCATCGACGTTTGCGCCAGCCATACCGCAGCGGTATAAAGCTTGGTAATGCTCATCAAGCCCGCCCAAATGCCTCTCAGCCCCATCATGATGAAACCGGAAACGCCCATCACAATATTGGCGATAGCCCCCACAGCGGCAAAGCTTAGCAACGCCATGGCGGCATAGCCCACCACGCGGGCAATGTTGGGAAACAGCTGCATCCAACGGGCAAAGGTGGCACCCATCTCAGCCAGCTTATTCAATACGGGATAGAGCACCGGGATAAGCGTTAGCCCAATCACGGTACGGATCGCCGTAAACACCTGCATCAGCCGATCCCACGGTTTCACCATCTTGGTGGCCATCTCCTGCGCCCGCTTTAGGCCATCACTGCCGCCCAGCTCGGTGATATTGCGCTGTAGTACGCTCACATTGCCATACAGGTGTTTAATCACTGCCGAACTGTCACCAAAGGCTGCATCAAGCTCCGCCTGCGCCTTGAGATTACCCTCAATACTGGCACCGTATTTCCCTTGCAGTTTTTCCAACATCGCGGGCATCGCCAGCAGCTTGCCGTTGGTATCGGTAAAACTAAGCCCCAGCTTTTTAGCGCCTTCGGCGGCACCGGTCATAAAGCCCTCATACGAACTACTGGCCTCTGTGCCGAGCGTTCTTTGTAGCTGTCCCAACACTGCCAGCTGTTCATCCATCCCTACGCCGTAGTTGGAACCCACACCGCGCGCCCCTTCCATCAAGTCTTTGATGGTGGCCATATCCGTGCCAAAGGTCTGCTTCATGTAGGCCATTTTTCCTGCCAGCTCTTCGGCAAACTGCACTTTGCCCACCTGCTGGGCGTATTGGTTAAACTGGCCAAACATTTGCCCCATAAACTCGGCGGCTTCGCCAGCCGTGGTTTTCAGCGCGGTGGCCACAATGTTGGCCGTTTTCGTCACCTTCGGCAGTTCATCACCGGTTAGCCCGATAATGGCCGCGTTGATATCAGCGGTAGACTGCACAAACTCCACCGCGCTGCGGCCATACTGCATGCTGAAAGTCAGTGCGGAATCACGTACCGACTTAAGCGCGGTATCATCCACACCCCGCGCCGATGCCTCCTGCAAAGCGTCGTACATTTCAATTGCCGGACTTAATGCGCCCTGAATGGTTTGGCCAACGCCCCACAATGCCGCCGCCCCGATCCCCACTTTGGCAAAGTGCGCCTGTGAATTCTCGGCAAACCCTTTCAGCGCCCCCTGTGCCTGTTTTAATGGGCGGGTGAGTTTGTCGATAAGGCTTAATGTAAATTCAAGCTGTTTCACTTATCACCTTTAAAGGCCAGCGCAATACCATTGGCCACAGCAATACGGTGATATTCCCAATAACGGTTATCTAGCCATAATGCTGCCGCCAAATTATCCGGCTCATCATTTTCGTGGGGTAAATAATGACGGCGTAAAATCAAATATTGTTCTAAGCCGTTATTTTCGATAGCGCGTACCCGCGCCGTTAGTTTTTTACGCTGATTTCCAATACCGGCGCAAAGATTTCATTCACCTTGGTGGCCAGCTGTAATGCAGCCCCCGGCAGTTCTAAAATAGTGGTTAATGCCTCTTTGCTTTCAGCGGCCACAATACGCATTAAATAATTGTGCGCAGGAGAAACTTTATTATCCATCGCCATTTCATTAATGAATTTATTATATGCCGTGGTATTCGGTTCAAACGTTAATTCAGTACCACCAACCGTTAATACAATCTTTTTATTTGCCATTGTTTATTTCTTCCCGTTTATTGATTTCATCAATTAATTGATTATGACGCGCCGCACATTGACCATATATTTCTGGCCATGCGTTTAAGGCTTCTGCGGCTGCGGTTCCCTGTGTTCCCGTTAATCGGGGTAAATCATTTTCCTGACATTTTATTTTCAGGTTTTCTTGATAGGGCACGTTCGGTTTGTTCAACGGTGGCGTTGTACAGGCTGACATACTCAGCAGACAGGCACACATTAGTAAAAACCGGCTTAACCATTTCCCTATAGATTTCTTTTGGTGGCTTGGCATTGCGTAACGCCTCAAGCGTTGTTTCTAACTCCCGCGCTGATTGGCTGGCCACCTTCTGCATGGCCGTTCTGGACTCATCACCGGCAGCGCTGGCCGCTTGGTTGATGGCTAATTCCAGACTATCGCGCCGCCAGTCATTGGCCTGCCATCCGGCGAAAAATGATGCCAGCAGCGCCGCAATCAACATCGCCAGCGTTCTGGCCATCAGCGCACCCCGTTATGCTCTAGGCTAAAGTGGTTGCCATCAGGACGGGATTTAAAGCGCCCGCCCCATGAACCACCGAGGCTTTCCCAATACTCGCCAAGCGGTAAAAAGGCTTCGCTTTTGGTCTGCCATTCACCATTGATAAACAGATTAAAATCTACCGCCAAACGTTGCGTATGCAGACTATTGGCAATACCGGCACCGCTTTTCGCATTGAGCTTGGCCTGTTCCGGTGTGCGGTAGGCTTCGCCAAAGGTTAAGCGGTAGCCCTTATCGTTCGCCCACGTAATCAGCTGGGCAATTAGCAAAACAAAAAGCTGCTGTTTTTCACTTAACGTCATGGTTTCTTTCCTTTTAGCAGGCTTGCGCCTTTCTTGCGTAACCAGTTTTCAAACCACGTATGCCCGGCAATACCTAGCGCAGTACCCAATGCAATGATGGCCAACGGCGGTAAATCGGGCACCCACAACAGCACCGCGCCTGCGGAAACAGATACCCCCGTACCCAGAATCACTCGCCCTAAAAACAACCGTGCGGTGATAGGTTCTGAACCGTTCAACAACTGCCCCATCGCAATTAAAAAGCCTGCGATTAACAGCCCAAACAACGTTTTTTCATGCTCCTGCATCATCCATCCTTAGCCGATCAGGTTTTGCGTGGCTTCGCGTTCCAGATACGGGATGCCGTTGATGTGCACAAAGTTCGGGCTTGTCACCGCATACTTAATTTTGTGCGTCAGTGTGCTGCCGCCTTTCGGATCACCGTCCAGCACGTTACTCAGTGACAGCTTGCAGCCGAACGGCTCCACCTTCAGCTCTTCACTGCCCGCTTTGGCATAGAACATCAGATCCACCGGCTCAATACCGCGCCACGAACCGGCACGGCGGGCAATAGCGGTAATTTGCTGAAAGGTCTTGCTGCTTACTTCAATCTCACCTTCAGCGGCCACATCACCGGCTACCCAACCATCCGGCACACCCTGCGTACTGGCGGCGGCGCTATTGTCCGTGATATCCAAGCTGACTTTCTCAACATGGATCAATTCACCGTCCAGACGAATATCAATCGACTGGCCTGATAGACGCTGACTCATGCGCTCACTCCTTCAATGCTGGTATCCAGTAACAGGCTCACGGTGATGGATTTCGGGCACTCATACGGACGCACGACCATGTAAACTTCCACCGCCGTGGCTGATTTCCAGACAATTGTCACATCTCCATCCTGCGGGCTTTTCACCTCACCGGGGAACGTCACACCGTTAATCTGTACCGAAATGGCCATTGCCCGCAGCGTTTTAGCAAAATACGCTTGGTGCGCCGCAATGCTGCTCGGTGTGCTGTTCAGCGAACGATCGGCAATCTTGGCAATCGCCTGCAAGCGGATACGACGCGCCGCCTTATCCACGGTGCGCAGGTATTCGATCACCTGATAATCACCGCCTTCTGCATCCAACGTGCGACCATCAGACCAATACATGCCGTCATAGTCGGGATACCACATCGGTACGCTGTAGCGCTGCTTTTCAAGCGCCTGCAACGTGGCCAAATCCACCGCTGCACCTGTGCCATCAACCGGCAACGTATCACTGCCCAACTCCAGCAGTGCGCCGGTGGCCACACGCGCCGGGCTATCAGCAATCGTCACCGCGCGATTACACAAGCGGCCAACCAAAACGCCCGGCTCATTGCCCCATAAGCGGGGAACCAGCTGCACCGCAGACGCGGCAATGCCCTGCTGCAATGCACTTAAACGCTCAAGATATTCCGCCCATGTTTCTTCGGCCTGCGGTGCCTGTACGGCCAGCGCAAACCAGACCCAGCGGCCATATTTGGCTATCAACTCACTACGCAGACTGGACGCGGCATTAATTGGCGCTTTATCGCTAACATCATCGACCAACACCACACCTTCAACCGATGCCACCGCCTGCGCTGCCCGCACCGCGTCTTCCCATGCTTCGGGTTCGCTGTCTTGCGCCAACACATGCACGTACCCTGCCCAGTTCTGACCGGCGTTAAGCATGGCCGCTTTAAGATTACTTTTAAGTGGGCTGTCTGCCTCACCCAGCAACGCATCAAAATCAGATTGGGTATTCACCGCCACCGTTTTGCCTGCGTTTGTTTTGCCCATACCGATGTACAGCACGGTGCGTTCGATCTCTTTGGTTTCGCCTTGCAGCTGGTTAACTTGGTTAACCGTGACCTGTGGCCAACTCATGCCGATCCCCTAATATTTTGCGCGTTAACATCAGCGCCAAAGCCAATGGCTTGCAGCTGACGCGCCAGCGCCTTATTAAAATCATCATCGCTCATGCCAATAAACTGGCGGGCGGGCACATCTACCGTCCACGATGTTTTTGCAGGTTTCCCCTCCATCGAACGGATGATCGCACCGGCTTTCGCCTTGGTGAGTAATGCCGCTATTTCTTTGTAACCCAGCTTTTTCCAGCGCTTACCGTGGCGCACTTTGTACCCCAGCTTGCGCAGGCGCTTAGCCTGTTTCACCGTGGCGGGCTGGTTGCCCTGCGCCTGATTTTTTGCCACCTGACGGCGATTAATGGTCACGCTCATGCCGTTCTGCTGGCTGTACCCAATCACGCCCGCAGGCACTGGCTTAGCCCCGTTGCGATAGCCGCCCCCACTGAGATACAAGCGCACTGCCTGTTGCTGTGGCATTTCGCGGATATGCAGTAGTTTCGGCATATTGCGCAGCATCTTGCCTTTACGCTTGGTCTTACGCCCTGCCCACTTCTGACCATCCGGCGACTGCTGATTACGCACGTTGCGTTTGGCCGCCGCCATCACGCCATATTTGGCCATGCGCCATAAAAACCGCTGGCGCTTTTTCGGCGGTAAATCCAGCTTGGCCAACTCATCGCGCAGCGTTTTAAACTGCGCTTTGTTCAATTCACCGTGGGCAATCATTGCGCCTGTCCAATAGGTGCGCCTTGTTCATCCGTCCCAAATACCTGCGCGGTGAGCGCCGTCCAAACCTCTGGATCAGCTAACCGCCAGCGCTGGCCATCAAAGGGGATCGCCCCTTTTTCATCGGGCACAATACAAAGCTCTTCAACCATGGGCACAGTCAGCACCACCGTGGCGGTTTCCTGATCGTCTACTGACACATCCCATTCGGGCGAACTGTCGTCTATGCCGTTCTCAGCAAACAGACTGCGGTCAGCCTCACTTAACCACGCTGTCATTAACGCCATCAGCAAGCGCGGATCACACTGGCGATACGGAAAACGCTCCCACGAAAACAACGCCGTGCTGCGTAGAATGGCTAAACGGTACTGCCCCAGACCTAAATCCTTTTGCGCGGGAATGTACTGCATCTCATCCATTTCACTGTTGAACGCCAGCATTGCGCGGGGCGGTACGTTGTCTTTAAAAAACTGCGTGAGTGATTCCAGCTGGCTCATACCTTGCACACCGTGACCCTTTTCAGCCCTTTGATACTGCGGATCACAATGGATGCCTCCGCCAGTAGTCCGTTACGTGTTTCCGCGCTTTCCTGCCCCGGATGAGACTCACGGCGGCCAATGGTGGCAAACTCGCCCATCAAATCCGCTTTTGCGCGGGCATAGACGGCCTTTTTGTATTGGCCACATAGCAGGTTGATGCCGTCAATCGCCACGCCCGGCACATCCTGCGCCTGCATATATCCTTCACTGCCATGTTTGGCGGCCACGTCCCGCAGATCCCGATTCACTTCACCGGCTGCCGTTAACAGCGCCTGCGCCACGGTGCCGCCGTCAATATCGGGCGGAATGCTGCGCTGCTGCTGAAACTCTTTAAGGCTCAAATCAGGCCAAAAGCCGTCATTTGTCAGCGGTGCATCTTGGTAATCAATCGGTGTTCCACTAAACATAAAAACCTCGGTAAAGCGGGCTGACCGGCTTCCATGGCACATAGCACAGATGTGCATTGCCTCCACCGCGCCCGCTTGGCTTGCGGTAGTCGTTTTTAACTCTTTTGCAGTGCCCGAATCCGTGCGCTGATTTGTTTACGCATCGTGCCCACGCCCACGTTTTTATACAGCCCCTCGGCCTGCGCCAGCATAAGCCCGGCTTTTTCCAGCTGTTCCACGTCATCCAATGCGCTGGCGCGTGGCTTGCCTTCATCGTCACGCAGCATCAAAAGCCCGGCGAACTTGAACCATTTGGCGGTAATTTCTTCATGTAACCGCCAGTTTTGCGTCACGTTGGTAAACGTGCGCGAAAAGTACGGCTCTACGCCATCGCCGCAGCTGGCCGCCATCTCAGCCCATGCCAACATGGTGTCAGCCACAAACGCCGGAAACTTACTGCGAAAATTGCCCGGTGTTTCCTGCCCCTGCGCAATCGCCACATCCGCCCAATCCAGCGCCTGATCAAACTCTTCAACGTCAAACAGCCACACTACGCAGTGGGACAGGATCGGATTTTGGTACACCTCGCCGCTGTCTAAATACGCCTGCGCGGTGGGCAACCATCGCGGCAGCAGTTCGATGCGTTTCATGACGGTGCGATCACGCAGCGTATCGAGATTACGCAGCCGCTTAACGTCACTTTCCAACGCAGCCAGCTGCACATGCAGGCTATGTTCAGCGTCTAATACCTGACACTTTTCCAGCGCCTGCCGGGCTTTGATTTTTGCGTTATGACGTTGAGCGGGTGACAACATGGCTTATTCTCCGGCTGGCTCTGACGGCTCGGTCACTTTGCCGATAGTCACGGCTGATTCATCAAATGCCGCATAGAGTTCTGGATACTCCACCGCATAACCTTCGTTACGCAGGTATTTGTTCTCGAACTGTTTGCGGTCATCCACAAACTCAGCTTTACGGAATCGGGTTCCGCGCTGGGTATAGATGTGCAAGTTGGTTGGCATCGTCACCACCATGCGCTTGCCGGGGAAGAAAGGCGGCACCATTGCAGGACGTCCCGCAATAGACTGCGACAGCATTTGCGCGGCAATCTTCTCAGTCGGGCGATCTGCGGCCTGATAGAGTCGATATTGCTCGGCGGCCACAAGGTCAGCACCAACCATCACGGTTAGACGTGGATCGTTACGGAATTCCTGCGGAATTTTGCTGTTAATCAAATCAGAGGCCATGGCATCCAGTGATTTATAATCCCCATCAACATCTAACGTGATGGGATCACTAATAATCTGACTGCCTTCGCTAAAGGTGCGCACCAGCTCATGCCAACCAATGTTCACATCCTCGCCGTTCGGGTTTTCACTGCTTTTAGTCGTTTTGGCCACGCTCTTGCCGTTAAAACCAATGCGCAGCATATCCAGACCAAAAGATTGATTAGTAAATGCCTGCATACGCTGGAAGAATTCTTCTTCCGTGCCTGCGTTTGCCCAAACGGATAACATGGCAAAAGTCAGCGCGGCGCCAGAGTCAGTTTCAACGAGTTTGTACTCGTTACCCTCAACGCCCACCGCACGGCTATAACGGCCACCTTCAACGCGCCCCGTAAACAGCCCCGGATTACCCACGCTGACAACCTGCCCCTGTAGCTGGTCAACATCAGCAACCGTAATCAGCTGCATAAAATCATTGCTTTCCAGCAACGCATCACGCAGTTTTGTTTCTTTCGGATCGGTCAAAGAGAAATAACGGGAAATATCATCCGCGTTATAGGATTCTCTCAACCCATCGCAATAATTGCGCAAATAACCACGCGCTCGTGAATTCAACATTATTTATCTCTCTCGCAATCATGCGATTAATGTTTAGTTTTAATTACCCTATTACAGGTATTCGAATGGCTTACGACCTGTACCCGGCTTTTTATTTGGTACTTTGGTGAATTTTTTATTCATATCACCCAGCTTTCCCATAAATTCCGGCAAGTTGTCACGCAGCTGTGCAAATTCTTTGGTGTCTACGACTTCTTTAATTGTCTCAACATCAGAATCCGTTTCTTCCTGACTTTGTTTAAGTTCAGCAAGCGCCTGTTCAAGCTCAGCAATTTTATCTTGCGCGGCTTTTAGCTGTTCCGCTAATACGGTAGCGTCATCACCTGTCAAATCATCACCACTGCCAGTGGTTGAATCATCAATACCGAACTTGTGATACCATTTCTTTTTACCCTTCACGCCTTTCCCCTTATTTAATTCGTTAATATCAAAGGCGACCGCCCGATATTGGCTAAAACGCATATTGCGATTTCGCTTACTAAATTTCATTTGAGTGGTATAAACACTCGCCGGTTCATCAGTAACCCCCAGCCCTTCAAGGTACGTTTTACCTGTACCGCGAAAATTCCCCGTGGGTGTAAATTCCGCAGAGGTAAATAAAAGCTTTCCCTCAGCATTTGCGGCAATCATGGCCAGCGATGGGCATAGCTTGGCATATAGCTTCAACACCCCGTCTTCTTCGCGGGCTTGAACTGCCTGCACCTGTCCAACCGGGCCATATGATCGCGAATGTTCAGGCCAAAGCTGGGCGGTATATAAAATAGGATCGTAAAGCTCTGCCGCTTCCAATATCCATTGGCGTTCTATATCTCGCCCGTCTAACGTATTTCCCTCTGCGGCTATACATAACCATTCTGTTGTCAGATGTGAAACTGACATTTAATTATCTCCTTCCGCCCTGTGATTTGCAGTATTACCAATATTTCTCACCACTGCATTCTGTTTGATTCGTATAAATTCGGATATACACCTATTACCGAATCAGGACGAATTAAGCCCGGCGTTTATTCATAAATATCTCTGCATAATAAAGCCTATGGCTAAATACTCTCCTGAATTAATCGGCGTGGCGCGTGCTCTCTATTTAAGAAGAATGACGCCGAAAGAAATCGCCAACGAATTAAATCTGCCGAATGCGCGGATTATTTACTATTGGGCTGAAAAAGGTCAGTGGTCTGATTTACTCAGCCACGAAAGCACCGAGGAAGCGATAGAACGCCGCTACCAGCTGCTGGCCGGTAGGGATAAAAAAAGTGATATTGAATTAAAGGAAATGGAAATCCTGATCGCGCATGCCGTGAAGTTGCGGGCGCAATCTAATAAACACAAAGAAAAACTGGCGGCAGCGAAAGGCAATGGCCAATTTACTGCGGGCACAGACGACAGCGAACGCCCAACAAAGAATAAAAAGTATCGCAAAAACGATATCTCCAGCCTAACCCAAGAAGATTTTGACTCATGGGCTGATAAACACCTGTTTGGCTATCAAAAGCACCTGCGTTTGAATATCGCCCAGACGGTACGCAATATTCTTAAAAGTCGCCAGATTGGTGCCACCTGGTACTTTGCCTTTGAAGCATTCGAGAACGCGGTATTAACCGGCGATCCTCAAATATTTCTCTCCGCAAGTAAGGCACAGGCCGAAGTTTTCCGCTCGTACATCGTCAACATTGCCCAGCAGTATTTTGGCATTAATTTGACCGGCAACCCGATCCGCTTAAGCAATGGCGCAGAACTACGCTTTTTGTCTACCAACAAAAACACCGCGCAATCCTATAGCGGGCATTTGTACTGTGACGAATATTTCTGGGTGCCAAACTTCACCCATCTTAATGAAGTGGCCAGCGCCATGGCCACACATGACAAATGGCGCACCACCTACTTTTCGACGCCATCAGCTAAAACCCATCAGGCTTACCCATTCTGGACAGGGGAAGAATGGAAGCGCGGCAGCAAGAAACGCGCAAAGGTTAAATTCCCCGAGTTTGACGAACTGCGCGACGGTGGCCGCGAGTGCCCAGATGGCCAATGGCGCTACATCATCACGATGGAAGATGCGATCCGTGGTGGCTTTAACTTAGCCGACATTGAACGCCTGCGTAATCGCTACAACGATGCCACCTTTGCCATGCTGTACATGTGCGTATTTGTGGATAGCAAAGACGCCGTATTTAGTTTTGAGGACTTGGAGCGCTGCGGAATTGAGCGGGAAATTTGGCAAGATTTTGACATCAAGCTAAAACGCCCATTTGGCGATCGTGAAGTTTGGGCGGGTTATGACCCGGCACGTTCCGGCGACCTCTCGACGTTTGTGATTATTGCCCCGCCGCTTTTGGATGGAGAAAAGTTCAGGGTATTGGAAATCATTAACTGGCAAGGCATGTCGTTTCGCTATCAGGCCAACAAAATTAAAGAGCTATTCGCAAAATATAACATCCGCTATTTGGGGATCGATGTTACTGGCATCGGCAACGCCGTATTTGAAAACATTCAGCATTTTGCTGGCCGCGTCGCCGTACCTATTCGCTATAGCGTTAAAACAAAAGACGAGCTGATTTTAAAAGCGCTGGACGTTATCAGCAGTAACCGCATTGAGTGGCCAAAAGACCACACCGAAATCCCCGCCAGTTTCTTGGCCATTCGCCGCACCACAACCAACAGCGGCAACTCTATGACCTTTGTTGCTGACCGCAGCGCAGACACAGGCCACGCAGAGGCAGCTTTTGCTATTGCACACGCTCTGCATAACGAACCGATTAACTATGAAAACCGCCCAACATCTAAATGGAGGCTGAAAAAAGCCGCATGAAAAAGCATAAACAACGCGCGATGAAGCGCCAGCCCGCACCAAACAAACGCAAAATGAGTCTGATCACGCTAGGTAAACCAGAGCCGATCCTGACGACTGGCACGGATTACCGTGATATCTGGTATGACAATGAATATGACCATTACACGTTACCCATTGAGCGCCTTGCACTGGCACAACTGATTAACCTGAACGGCCAACACGGCGGCGTACTTTATGCCCGGCACAACATGATCGCGTCTGACTATCTCAGGGGCGGCCTGACCCATGATGAATTCAGAGCGGCCATTTTTGATTATCTGACTTTTGGCGATGTGGCCATTTTGAAAGTGCGTAACGGCTGGGGCGACGTTATTGATTTAGCGCCGTTACCGGCACTCTATACCCGTGTACGTAAAAGCGGGGAATATGTGGTGTTGCAAGACGGTGAACCGCTGGTTTATCCAGAAGAAGATATTATTTTTATCCGCCAGTATGACCCACAGCAGCAAGTTTATGGCCTGCCGGATTATATCGGCGGCATTCATGCGGCACTACTCAACAGCGAGGCGACGATTTTCCGCCGCCGCTATTACCATAACGGTGCCCATACTGGCGGCATTCTCTACACCACTGATTCCAGCATGACCGATGAAGTAGAAGAAGAGATTGAACGCCAGCTGTCCGAAAGCAAAGGGATTGGGAATTTCAGCACCATCTTGGTAAACATTCCCGGTGGCGATGAAAAAGGGGTGCAATTTATTCAGATGGGAGATATTGGCGCGAATGATGAGTTTGCCAACGTGAAAAACATCAGTGCCCAAGACGTTCTCAACGCGCACCGTTTCCCTGCTGGATTAGCTGGGCAAATTCCCCAGAACGCGGGCGGTCTAGGCGACCCAGAAAAAGCACGTAATACGTACCGAAAAGATGAGGTAATCCCTGTTCAGCGTCGTTTTCGTGACGCTATCAGCGCCGATCAGGAAATCCCAGAACATTTACACCTTGTTTTTGACGTTGATACAACAAAGGCGGGTGCGGTATGAGGAAAAAAACGCTAAAATTCCAACAGTTAAATTCTATTGGAGCCCGAAACATGCGCGTTATGAAAATATTTTGTCCTGACTGCGGTGCGAAGGCTGTCATTAGCAAAACCAACCGTAAGCACCGCCAAATTGCAGATATTTACTGTGCCTGTTCAGATGTTGAGTGTGGTCATACTTTTGTTATGAACCTGACTTTTTCACACACACTTAGCCCCAGTGCAAAACAAGGCGAGCAGATGATAAAAACGATAATTGATAGTCTTAGCCCTGAACAACGGCAAATGACTCTCGACCTATTACGAAACAACGCCGCTTGATATACAGCCACCAACTGGTGGCTTATTTATTTTCGCTAACATACTCACTCGCATATCCTCTGCCAGCTCCGCTATCCAAATCAGTGCCACCTGACGTTCACGGGAATTACTCTCATCACCGCAGACAAATTTTGCGATCAGCTCGATACGTTCTATTTCTATTGATTCGTCCAGTAAATCCACTGACGCCTCCACCATCAACAACATACTGTGTATTTATACAGTAACATAAGTAACCAGAAATAGTGAACCCATTTATGCCACTGATATGGTTCACTATTACGTAACGTATTAGTTCCAACCCGGCCATCTTTGATGCTCTGGGGTAGCTGCTACCTCAATCAGGCGATCATTTCGCCACGCGAGTGAACGCCCCTTACTGATTTGTAACCGGCTACCGCGCATTAGGATGCTTATTTCGTTCTCGCTACCGCTAAAACCCCGGCTTTTTAACTCATTCGATAATCGCCGCCATTCATCTGGCGTACAGTTAGTGACAGAACTCCAAGGGGCGGCGTTGCCGCCAGAAACACCGGCCTCCGCTGACGCTGTGGCCAACTTCGGCACTATTGCCCACTTAACCAACCGTGTAACCACTTCCGAATTGAGAACCACAGGGGAATAAACCCCAGTAACACGCTGCACATCTTCACCGTACTGGTTGCCCTGCTCGGTGATTTCATAGGCTAGGCGAACGGTCAGATCCCGGCGCTTAACAAATGCGCCCCCCTGACATTCGGTGTAGGCGTACCAATTATTGTTATCCGCAGCAAAGCGCACGTTATCCATATCCTCAGTGGGTAGGATTTGTTCATCACCCGGCAGGCGACGCAACTCACGCCATACCGTCACCGGCGCACCGCCAATCTGTTGAAACTGACGAATACGCCAGCGGCTAGCCCATGCAGACACAGACTTGGCCATATCTTTCAAGCTCTCACCGGTCTGATCGTCTTTCTCACCGTCTAGCGCGTAACCGTCGATATTCTTTGAAATATATTTGGCGATATACCCCGTAGCGCTGCCCTTTTCTTCTTCAATCGGCACCGCATGAAAACGGGCTTTTCTGGCCTCTGGCGTATCCAGTTCGTGCGCATCTTCCTCATAGGCATATTTACGTAAAATTTCGCGCACCTGTTCAACATGGCAAGGCTGCATAAAAAGCAACATATGCCAGTGCGGCGTACCATCATGGTGCGGCTCTGCCACACGAAAACCGAAAACAGAGATTTCCTCACGCTTGAGCGCAGCGCGGGCACGCGCCCAAACCTTACACAAATACTTTTGCGTGGTGCGTGGATCTGCGCCGTTCCATTGCTTAACGAAACCACCGCGACTATGGACGGCGTGATAAGCCGATGGCGCGGTGATAGTATAAAACTCGCCCGCACACCCCATGTCTTTTGCTAAATCTTCAAAACCTCTCATTCGCACCATTAATTCACATCTCCTAATTGCAGGGTTTGAACTACTGCCATTAACCATGTCTTCCATAGAAACACGCTGGCCGGTGTCTTTGTCTTCCAGTTCAAATGCCTTGAAAAATTCACGGTTTCTTTTTTTCTGTTCAATCCATTCGTGCAACCCACCACGCGACACATACGCAGATGCAGCCTTTTGCACCTGTCCCACCGCAATGGCCAGATGCTCTCTATGCAAATCACGGCGACGCTTTAGGCGTACCTGCCACCAATCCGCAGTCATCATGCGCAAAATGCCAGATTCGGCGGATTGCGTAGGCAATGAATGGCGGCCATTGATAAATGCAGCCCAATAGGGCGGCACTGTGCCAATCTGCTCGGTTAGCTCACCCAGATAGCGAAAAGCAGAAAGTGTGCGATCACGCATAGCAGCTGCATCAGGTGCCTGCTCTGCGCAATGCTCTTCGGTAAATGCCATAAACGCCTGTGCTATATAGTCCGCCGCATCGGCAGACAGCTTGCGTAGCTCATCGCGGTTTAACGTTGGCAGGTCTTTTAGCTGGGGATAAAAAGGAAACGTAGCCTCTGCAATTTGCGGGCTACATTGGCGGTATTGGTCAGCGACTAAACGCAGACGTGGCAATATATTTTCACCCACGGTAGTGCGTAAAAACGTATTGGCACGGCGGCGGGCTTCGTGTGGCTCGCTGCTGTTATAGATTTTGGTGTAACGCTCAACAAAATAGCGGGCTAGATAGTTGGGAATATCTTTCAGCAGACTATGGCGCCACTCATGATCGGCACTGTCCAAGTGCCATAAATCACGCTCGGCCATACTAATATCTTGCGGGGCACCCGGCGCAAACTGTTCACACCGCCATTGATTGACGGTGTGATAGACTTCGGGTTGTACGTCGATAACGTCCAACATTAAGCACCAGTCCAGTTCAATTCGCGCAACGCCTCAAGGTAATGGCCAGTTAACTGCTCAACAAGTAGCAGATAATCAGACTCATTAAATTGAGGATTACCATTCATAGACCAGCCCGCGCACTCGCTGACTAAATCACGCAAAAGCATGACCTTGCGATCATAAATGGCCAGAACGCCCCAAGACGTTACCCCGGCATGGGTGCGGGAAATTTCCAACATCAAACGACGCGGGCGGGTTTTCGTTTTCTCCTGCACAGCAATGGCAAGGTGGCTATTGATGATTTTACGCATGGTTGTAGCTCACCGTGGTCAGCTCAAACGACATCATTACGTAACCAACACATGAACAACGTGCGAACGGCTCAACGTGGTCAATGTTAGTTATATGAGTAATCACCGCGCTTTTCTTTCTTCCAGTAAAACGATTACTGGCGCTATCCCATTCATTAAGAATGATCAGGTCGCCATGATGAAAATCACGATCATTAACGCGGAACTCCGCTTTCTTTTTGCCATCAGCTACCGCTTGAAAATATTCAGGCAAAATCTTTAACTCATGAACTTGGTGTGGATGTTTCAGTTCCATGCTGCACCGCCCTTGCTATCTAAACTCGCTGACTCTTCGCGGATCAGCGCTATGATTTCCGCTGCTGAAAGACCATTGTTTGCAGCCTCAGCGGCCAACTTATCCAAGCGTATAGAACACTTATCAGCGGCGTGTTTCTCACCTTCTAAACGGGCAGAATTCAGCATGGCCGTTAACTGCGCAGTGTCTGAATTTCGGTTTAAATCTTGGCGTTTCATATGTTCGGGCATAGGTACTTCTCCAAATTTAGGCAAAGAGAAACCCGCGGCTATACGGGATAACCACAGGGACTTGGTATTGATTGATTACTTAATGAAAGGTTGTTTTATCTGGGCACTGGCTGAATTTGCTGTTTAGCTGCGGCAGTTGGTGAAGCTCAAACGTGTTACCCCACCAGGAGTGAATCAACGTAACAACTTCACCATGGCCTAACATACCCGCCATAGCATTGACTGATTGAATAGCACCAAGCGCCTGCGCCTGATCTGCACACTGCTGTGATTCGCGATAAGCCCTGCACCAAAATGCCGCACTTGCCGCAAGCCACTGGCGCGGGTTCGTCATGTGTTCAGTGTCGTTAAACATGAAGCTGCCCAATGAGACCCGGCCTTTTACGATCTGGCATTTTGAAATAAAGAAACGTACGTAGTTATGCGGTACACGCCAACTATCTAAATCCTGATATAAACCTTCTAATTCAACGGTGACAATGCGCATAAAGCCTCCTTAATGCTGCTGTGTTTCTTTGGCTGCAATGACCTGCTCCGCCTGCCATAGCAGACGTGGCGCAATGACCATTTCCACCCCGCCCACAGGTGCCGGGCTGATGTTTTCAGCGGCACCCGTTGAGCAAAAATCTTCTTTGGCCAAATCGTCAAAGCGACCAATTAACGCCTTAATGCGCTGAATACCACGGCGCAGTTTTACCAAGTCCTTAGCGTCAATAGCTTCCCAGCTATACCGACATAAAACAGGCGGCAAGCCAGCGGCATGAAGCAAAACACCGCGCTGTTCGGCTGAAAGGCTTTGCCATACACGCTTTGCACGGTTGAAACGCGGATCAAGTTGGCGGCGTATTTGGCTAAGCCAAAATTTATGGTCTGCCATGATTACCCCCTTAATCCCATCAAGCGGAACCACCAAGGGCGGCGCTTTGCTTGCTGTGGTTTATTAAAACGGAATTCACTGACACATGGCGACCAACGGCGACCATCCGGCAGCTCAAGCCAGCCATGCGCATCTGCGGCCAACTGCGGCGCTGGCGATTGTTTTTTAAGGAGTTTGATAAATACCTGCATTTTGTATGCTCCCTACATCACGTTAGGTATGACGGCATTCACTGCATCAACTGCGGCGGCCATCATCGGCGTGGATTGGATACGCGCTTCAACCGATAAGACGATCAGTGAAAGATTGCGGATCGCGCTGTTGGCTTTATCTAAAATCGCGTTACGGCGGGCGGCGGTCATTGGTTCTTGTGATACGGCTTGCGCAGCAATCTCCCCCACTGACGCCGTGGCGCTCAGAGTACAAAGCGGCAGGTTTGCCGGTTTGGCCTCATTGCGTGGCACAGATGGCAGGCAATTGATTTGTGCCAGAAGCCCATCCAGCAAGCGGGCGTCTTCGGTAAAATCAGTCAGCGCAATAATTTCCGGCACAGTCAAATGATGGGGCTGCTCTGGATTCAGCTTGTTACGCAGCGTTTGGCCGCGTAAGCCGATTTCCTCGGCTAGCCGTTCCAAATTATGCCCCTGTGAAAATGCTCGGCATGCCGCATCAAAGTGCGCATGTTTGGAGGTTTGATAATCAAACATTGTTTGCACCACCCAAAAAAGTAAGCTGGATTACGCTTGAAGCGAAATATGGCATTCGCTTAAAGCTCTAACCGTTAGCGCTGCCATGTTGATTTCAACAAGAGCACGTGGCTTATTTCCTTTAGGCTTGATTGGCAAACGGCCATCTCTAACCATCTCGCGAGCCGTGCCGATAGGCATACCAGTCAGGCGGCAGTACTCATCTAATGGTAGGTATGGCGTAGGGATGGTGATTGTAATGTTAGGACGCATAAGGCAAACTCCTTCATTGGACTGAATACGCCAATATTCAGCAAAATTCGACTAAAACTAAACAACAGAGCCAAGGTTAATTCGAGTTAATCGAATAATCAACATAAAATGAATGATAATCGAAATTTTTCCTTCCCTGAAAATAGCGCCATAGTCTTAGATCGAGTTGTTGAAGCCTATGGGTTCACCACAAAGCTCCAGCTAGCCGAACACCTCTCAATGGCGGCAAGCAGCCTTTCTGCAAGATATAAGCGCAATATTTTTCCCGCTGATATTGTTGTCCAATGCGCCTTTGAAACAGGGGTTACTCTGGAATGGCTTACCCATGGAACAGGTAAAAAATATGATGATGGGAAATTAGACATACTAAAATTCCCGCACAAAAAGCTAATCGATGGCCAACTTTATGATTCTGGCTACCTGATGTTTGACAAAGTTATGTTCTCTCCCGGCATTCCAATTCCGAACAGCCCTATATGTGTATTTGATGAAAAAACTCAATACATCGTTGATCAGCAATTCACTGACGTTTACGACGGTCGCTGGTTAGTCGAAATAGAAGGGAAAACAGGTTTTAGGGACTTAGTTCGCATCCCTGTAAAACGCTTGCGGGTAAGCGGTGTAGGCATGGCCTTTGACTGTAATTTAGACGATATAAAAATACTTGGGCGAGTCGTAATGACCTGCACTACAAATTAATTATTTATGGCAAGGAAAGAACAATGATTGATTATAAAAAAGCAACAAAAGATCAGCTAAAAGATGAATACAAACGCCTATCTAAATTAGTAAATGACAATCCATTTGCTACTAAAAAAGAATTTTTCCATTTACCGGAAGTATTGCAGGATGGTGAAACTCCATTGGCAATCGCAAGCGGTGTCATGGACGGAAATACGTGGTTAATAACTTTAACTAATCACCGAGTAATCTTTTTAGATAAGGGCATGATGTGGGGTTTAAAACAAATTGATGTGAATCTAAAGGATATCGTTAGCGTCGGTGGTAAAACAGGGATGATCCTAGGTGATATCATGATTGGAACTTCCGGACAAAACTACAGTATAAGCAACGTATTTAAAGCTGCTGTAGTTCCATTCACTAACCTAATCAACTCAACGCGTAACAACCTAAATAATAGAGAAGAAAAAAAAGAAAGTGTAGCTCCCGCAGAAGCTGGAGTTGATATTGTATCTCAGCTAGAACGGTTAGCGTCTCTTCAAGAAAAAGGGATTCTTACACCTGAAGAGTTCGCTCAACAAAAAGCAAAATTACTAAGCCTTTAATATGGGTCTTAAAAAACAAAAAGACGGTACTTGGCTATTAGACTTTTACCCTGAAGGAAAACCTCAGGGTAAAACAAGTAAACGTATTCGAAAAAGCTTCTCAACCAAAGGTGAGGCCTTAGCCTTTGAGCGTTATACTCTTGAAAATATTGGTAACAAACCTTGGCTAGACGGCAAAGAAGATCGTCGCAAACTTAGTGAACTAGTCACCAGTTGGTATGACGCTCACGGTGTAACTTTAGACGATGGAGAGAAGCGCAAACGGACAATGGAGCACGCATGCGAATGCATGGGCAAACCCAAGGCCGTTGAGTTTACTGCTCAAATATTTTCTAAATATAGAGAAAAACGCTTAGCCGGTGAGTTTTCTAGAACAACAAGAGTCAAAAAAGTCACCCCTCGCACGCTTAATCTAGAACTTGCGTACTTTCGTGCAATGTTTAACGAATTACAGCGACTGGGCGAATGGAAACACGAAAACCCAATCCAATCAATAAGACCATACAAAACAGAAGAAAGTGAGATGGCCTATCTCACAAAAGAACAAATAGCACGACTACTAATTGAGTGTGATAACAGTGCATCTGAATGTCTAACGACCGTAGTAAAAATCTGTCTATCAACTGGTGCTAGATGGTCAGAAGCCGAAGGATTACGGCGTTCTCATCTATCAAAATATCGGATCACTTATACAAAAACTAAAGGCAACAAGAATAGGACTGTGCCAATTAGTGAGACTCTTTACAACGAGATACCAAAGAAGAATGGTGCTCTTTTTGTATCGTGTTATGCCGCTTTCCGAAGCGCAATAAAACGAGCTGAAATTGAGCTTCCAGATGGTCAATCTTCACATGTTCTACGCCATACATTTGCTAGTCACTTCATGATGAATGGTGGAAATATACTAGTTTTACAGAGAATACTTGGCCATACAGATATAAAAATGACAATGCGCTATGCGCACTTTGCACCTGAACATTTAGATGATGCGATAAAATTCAATCCATTAGGTAATTAACCAATGAATAAAATAAAAAATTCGATATATGCATTATTGATACTTTGCGTTATAACCGTGCCAATAATAATGTATTCACATTATATACCCGGTGAAATTTCACATAAAAACCAAGATTGGGCGGCTTTCGGAACATTTATTGGTGGTTTATATAGTGCTGTCTTTTCCTTTGCTAGCGTTGCTATTTTAGTATACTCATTATACTTAACTCAAAAAAATAATAGAGAACAATTAATCTTGCAACGAAGCGAGCAGACAACATCAGAGTTCAATATGCTTTTGAATATTCTAGAAAATCAAATCAATAGAAAACCAATATTTTCCAAAAATAATGCTAATAATACAACTATTCTGAATAAATTGTATTTTGACATGGCAATGTACAGCTATAAAAACAGTGATATTACTCGACAAAATCTTGATAAATCAGTTTGGATTATAGCCTCTAAATTTTTAAAAAGTCGTGAAAATGGAAATTACGATGATGAAATTTCAATATTAAAAGCAATTATGTATAGAATATATAATGCAAATGATAGTTTGCTAGATGCTTATAAAGTTGTCTTTAATAATAAAATATCTTCCGATGCTCGCTTTCTCATAAGATTATATAGCTTAAATACTGACCCTATTCTAGAGCAATACTTTACCGTCTGGCCTGATTTTGTTGAGATTCCAGAAAAATTCGCTGGCTATATCAATGATCAACTGGTCAATAATGAAAATTAAAATGCCCCCTTTTTGTCCCCTAAGAAACCAAAAACCAAGTAACGCTCGACAACATTAAACAATTAACCATATGATTTATAAGATAAACCATTGTTTTACAAGGCATATAGAAGGTACTCATAATCGCTTGGTCGCTGGTTCAAGTCCAGCAGGGGCCACCAAATTTTAGCTTTAGATTCAGTCATTTAGGCCACTTCTTGCGAAGTGGCTTTTTTGTTTCTGGAGAAAAGTGTCGCAAAAGTGTCTCTTCAGCTATTTCCTCCGCGCCATTCTTGCAAAATTTCCTGAGTACTTTTCACTCTGACATCATTTCCAGGAATAATAAGGTTTTCCCATACTTCGTTATAATGCTGAATCAACAGCTCTGCTTTTAACGGACCACGATTGGCGGTGGTGTGAGCATCGGCGGCAACAGTCACTTTATATCCGTTGCTTGCCGCGACTTTTATCGTAGTATCCACGCAGTAGTCGGTCGCACAGCCGCAAATCGTGATGTGCGCTGCTTTGATTTTGGAGAGTTCATCAGCCAGTGAGGTTTGGTAGAAAGCATCACAGGCCGTTTTTTCGACATAGAGGCTATTTTCGGGCTGGTTTAATTCCGGCAATAGCATCCATTCAGGGCTGTTTTCCGGCATATCTTTTTCTTGATGACGAATGAAAATAACCCGATCTGCTGCTTGCGATAGTTGGTTGATCTTCTCCACTCGGCCTGTGCGATCAAAACGTGGATTTACAAAAACACCATTTTGCATATCAATAACTAATAAAACTCGCAGCAT